GTTGTAGCGCCCGACACCGCTGCCCGTAGGTTGGCGGGAGTGACGGCTCTTGCGGTATCGGTCCCTGTCTTGGCTTCGTCGTTTGTTGCGAGTTCCAATACACCCTTTGCCGTTGCCGTCCCTGCATCGCAACCGCTCAACGTCCCGCTGGTGGGTGTGCCGAGGATGGGGGTGACTAGGGTAGGGCTTGTCGATAACACAGTCGCCACCGTACCAGTGCTTGCGGTCACACCCGTCCCGCCATTAGCAACGGGGAGTGTCCCGGTTACTCCGGTGGTCATCGGCAATCCGTCAGCGTTCGTAAGCGTACCACTCGCTGGGGTTCCCAACACAGGGGTAACGAGGGTCGGTGACTGTGACACAACCACCTCAGTGCCGGTCCCGGTCTGTGTACCAGAGATCAACTTTTTGTCAGCGTCCGTGAACACCGGCTGACTTGCTGTCAGATCGGATATGATCAGACTTCCTGTTGAGCATAATACCCATCGTTTATCCCCGGCATAAGGCGAAACACCGCCACCCGAATCTGGTTTTACAACATCAGGCGAACTCTCAGCAGCACCGCTTGAAGCATCCAACCTGTGGATATAATAAACACCCGTGGATAACACCGTCATGCAGCGATCACCGTCATTCAAGTTATCCGCATCGTATTCATCAAGCGCGCCAGAAGCACCACCCGTCAACGCCGTTCTGCCGTATGTTTTAGCTGCCATTATACTGTCTCCTCAAAGCTAAACGAAACAGGGGTGTGGGACAGGTAGTCATGCGATCCTGAAAACCCTTCCATCGTGCCGAAACAACACCACTGCATGTCCAGAATATCCTCTGCTATTAACGCCGCCATTGGCGTTTGCCCATAAGCGTTGTATATGTCCCACATATTGTAGAAATCAGTTGCTCTGTCCGTGAGGATACTGACCCCGAACCTTCTCACGATGTCCCGCTTGTCAACGTACTTCGCCCCGTTGCTCAACTGCTCAACAGTCGAATAATCAATAACTCCCTCAGAGATTCCGTACTTCGGATTCCGAAAGTCCACCGCCACACCGGCCTTCACAACACCCGCCTCAATAGTTGTTGCCGTGGTGGTCAGGGCAATCGTAACCGTGTGAGATAAGGTCTGCGCCGTGTACTCCATCCAGAGCCTGTCGTATGACCTAGTTGCGGTGGACATGGTGAACGTCTCCGCTTTAACCGTCCCACCACCGTTGTTCTTAGCAGTCACCGTGGCACTCGTAGCGTTTGTATTGAACAATGCAATCGAGTTTGATCCTCCTGCCAAAACAGCAACAGTGATGGTCGCAGTCTGTACGCTATCAGCCGCCTTCCACAACTTCCCCGGCTTATCGTCGAACAGGTTCGACACCGGATAACTGCCGTTCTCAGACGTTGCGCTTGACCCAGAAACTGTCTGTGTTTCAGGATAGATTATTTTCATGATGTCACCGTTCCTTCGCCTGATATGATGGCCTTTGGTACTCCGCTGAACAATTCATATGATATGTTCCTGGCTCGAAATGAAAAGCTCACGTCCCGCTTTGTGCTTGTGTCCGTCCCGGAAATGGCTTCTCCTGGCACGGGAAGGCTCGATTCAATAGGCAGGGGTGCTGTGATTTGCTGCTTGTGATACAGCGCCGAAATGGACAACAAAGACGCCGCCACATCTGCTCGGACATCCTCGTATGCATCAAGCGACAATTCACTACCATAAGGATATGAAGTTAGATATGTTTCCTCATAATCCGCATCCCGAATAAATCGACCTACGGTTTCATTGGCTGCCGATCTCTCCCGCCATGCTCCGGTGAGTTTTGCTAATGGTGCCTGATCCACATAAGACGCCGGGAAGTAGTCGTACTCCGTAACCGTCCTGGTTCCGTTGTCCTCATCCATGTCAATCAGATATAAAACACTAGTTTTTATGTAAAACATATGCGTGTGATATGCGGAAACTTGCGAGAGGAAATCAATCAACTTTGTCTGTGACTCAGCCCAATAATTAATCTTCGGGGATGGGGATTCAGCTTTTGTGGTATCCAAAGACATGGGCAATAACGCCGCCGAGCAAGCCCAGGAGAATATAGTTGCGAGTGTGGTCTGGCTTCCGGTTCCACAGATCGTCACCTCACCCACGGCAATAACGGACAGGCTGAAAGTATTATCCCCGTTATCCGTTACATTGGCATCTATGTTCACGCCATCGTCATAAACGTGCCACCCATCTGCCGCACCTTTGGTGCCGGTGATGTAACCGGTGTGATACGTTGGTTCTCCCCCAACATCAGGCAATCGGACACATTTCCCGTGGTTCACAATCCCCAAAGCTCGCGGGATAGTGATGGTGCCGGAGTGCGCCGTGATCTCAGTCCCGGCGAATGTCTCGGCGTTATATGTCGCTGTGATTATAAATTCATCACCAGTTCCGGCGGTTTGCGCCGGGAGAGTGTATGTTGCATCGTAATTAGTGGACCCTGATATGACTATCGAATCCCCCTCTTTGTAACCGTGTGAGGGGCAAGGAACACCCACCAGCCCGCCGCCCTCATCAACTGCAGCGGCATTGCTCAAGTTCTGCTCGGCGCTTGCGTAGCCGGTTGTCTCTGATAACAGATCCGCTTCATACTCAGGCCCGTAAGTATCATATCCCACGCTGTGTCGGTCAAAACTCGTCCGGTGTGCCGTACCCTCAAAAAGCACTTCTTTGTTTGCTTCGGTATCAGGCGTGTAATAGATCGCCACGGCGAACGATTGTGACGGCGGCCAAATATCCGCTTGATCGAACACATCCTGAGACAAACTGAAGTTCCCAAACTGAAGTTCACAATACCCACCATACGACTGAGCCAACCGATACTGCGGGGAACTAAACGACATCAGATAATTTTCCCAAAACGTGTCACCGATAAAGTTCTCATTTGACACGTTCATTACCTGCCCATCAACCCATTCATGATCGGTATCATCCGTCCATTTCTGGTCAACATCATCCCGCCATACGGATTGCGCCGTGATATTTATTTCGAGCAAAATGGTCACTGGACGATCCTCGTAGCACCCACCTTTCTGCGTTCAGCGCGAACCCGTATATCATCTGCCCGTTGGTCAATGATAGCATTGAACTCCTGCCCCCCGACTTCGACCACAATGTTCAAAGGCCGCTCAGATCCTTCCTGGGTCGATCCACCATTCACCCACTTCACCGGAATGTTCATGCCGTCCTTCATCGGTATAATTGCTTCGGGGTATCCGGCTTCACCGACCCATCCAAGAGAAGGGCTTGAAACCACACCGCCCTCGGCCCATTCATTCCACCCTGCATAGTCCATCACATGCTGAACTCCTTGACCGAGGTAATAAGACGATGGGAAGCCCGCCCTCGCCAATTCCGACCACTGATAAAGGATGCTCCCAACGTTTCCAGAATTGTCAACGACCCCAAACATTCTAATAAGAGCCATTACCTGATCGACCATGTCATAAGCGTTAGACACAGATTCAGTAGATGCCGCAATGAGCTTGGCATAAGCCCAATCAGCCAATTCCTCAGTGGCAATATCCCCACTCGCATGTAGGTTGTAAACTAACTGTACCTCGATATCCCGCCTCAATGCAGAATCCGTAATCCCAAGGCTTGTCAAGTAATCGTCAATATCATCAATAGCCATTCCTGAACCCTGAAACGCCTCGAAGATCAGCTTCGCCATGACATCGGGGATTGCATCGTCTGGAACACCAAGTTGCCCCAACCAATAAGCGTAAGAATCATACTCAATTCCGTACCTGTCAAACAAACCTGCTATGAACCCGATGGTCGCCCCTGCTGTCCAACTTCCAGCCTGTTCCCTAACCCAGCCAAGCGCGTGCATGATTTCATTAAGACTTTCCCATTCCCAATTCTCAGCCACGTTCCGGATGAAAGAGATCGTAGCAGACGATTCCCACCCGCCGGATTCGCTGGCAATCCATCCCGCCATTGTCGCAATCTCGTTCAAATCCTCAAACAGATCCATCGGGAGTTCACCGATGAAAGTGATGGTCGCTTCATAGTCCCACCCGTACTCCTGCACCAACGTCAACAGATCAGAGATCGCCGCCGCTTGAGCCGGAGTCCACTCATCTTCCCAAATAATCCGCAGCACGGAGATAACTTCTATTTGGTGTAGGGCATTCAAGATCCAGCTTTCAAGCTCGCTGAATGTCGCCTGGATAGCGGAGAGATCAACTTCAATCTGTGCATTCCCACGAGTCAACTCAGCCAGGATCGCAGCGTCATAACCACCCGCCTCGGCCCGACCCTTGATCGCCTCCATATCAGACATAACACTGGTGTACTTGTCCTGGTATGCGGTAGATGATTTATATGTGTTCTGCTGCTGCTGGAGATACGTCTGAGCAAAGCCAAGATATTCCTGCACCTCTGCCACACCACCTGTCTGAGCCGCCGCCAGGAGCGTGTCATAGTCACCCTGCGCGGATATGGCTTTCTGGTTTGGTAGAGAGATATTCAGGTTTGAGTACTTAATACTCCTGATCGTTGAATCAATCTGCGTGATGAGGCTCGACAAACGATCCGCCACTCGGATCAACAGGTTTGCTGCGTCCTGTTCTTCCCTTGCGGCATTCTGCGCCTCCGCAACTGCGGCATTGTACCACTGCACCAATTTGTTCGACATCGCCAGGAGGTTATCCCCGGTCATTTCCTCCATCGGGATGCTTTGCAGATCCGTGATTTGCGTCATGATATTAGCGGCACTGTTAGCCCCGCTAAACGTGTCACTAACTGCGGAAAGTATAGACCTGATCTCCTCCCCAAGCTTGGCAAAATCAGCACCGGCACTACTCGCCGCATCGCCAGCCCCCTCAAGGTTGTCGATCATCCACGCCACATCTTCGGCAATCTCCCACCAATTGATTCCCCAGGATTCAGCCAATGCCTTAAGACTGTCAATATCCAGCTTTGCAAACGCTTCAATGATCTCCTTATATCCAACGCCCAGGAACCCATATCTCTCGTCAATCTCAGCCTGTCGATCATACCCGCTGCCAAGCCCCATCTGATATTTCAATGCCGCAAGAGCCTGTGCCTCAAAATCAGCATATTGTTCCGCAGATGCGTTAACCTGATCCATAGCCAGCTTCATCTGGTAAAGAGCCGCAATCGCATTGTTCACAGCCGACTCGACAGATCCCACGGCACTCATCATGGCCTGGATGGACTTTGTAATCTCATCCCATACGGCAGTCTGCATTGTGTCTATGAGATTTTGTATTGCATCATCCAAAAGCTCAGTCTTGTCACCTAGCTTTTCAACATCAATCCCTGCGTCAATCATCTCCTGCCAGTATGCCTCAAACTGTCCGGTCAAGGCTGCAATCGCCTGATCCAGCG